CGGCGCAGGCCCTAACGCCAGATCAGGTTGAGTGGCACGCCGCCTGGCGCGGGCAGAAAGCGGTGGTGCGAAACCTGGATGAGGCGCTGGCGGTTCTGGGGGTGAGCCAATGATTGAGCACTACCTCGAACTTGGTGCGGATGGCACCGAAATGGTGACCGAATCTCTGGTGCTGCAGATCAATGGGCTTGGGGCGCTGGCTCGCCGCCGCCCCCTGACGGACGAGGAAATGTCGGAGCTTTCAGAGTTGACAGGCGATTGGGCGATGGCCCAGACCGCGCGCTTGGCGTTCATCGAGGCCGATGCGGTCATGGTGCTTTGCAGGCTCGGAAGGCTGCGAACATGAGGATCAGCGTCGCCAGGGTAGTGGTGCCCCGCATCGATTGGTGGCGGGTCGTGATGGACCTGCAGGCCCGGAACTACAGCAAGGATCACATACACCACGCAATTGGGCGCTCGCCGTCGTGGGTGCAGACGCTGAAGAACTTGGGCGTTGAGCCGCGCCACCGCGATGGTCAGGCTTTGCTGCAGCTCTGGTCGTCTGTCACGGATAGGCCTGTCGAGAGCGCGCCAAAGATGGACCTCTGAGCAAAAGACAAGATCCAGGAGTGTGCGCTTTTTAGACTTGGGCGAATCTACAACCCCGAGATGAGGCGCTAAGATGGCTCGCACCTTTGCAACAAAAACCCCTGGCGTTTTTCCTGAGCCCGATGCCGAGGGTGGATCGGCTGAGATGACGCTGCAGCCAGCCCCGGACATTGCCGCGATGATCGAGGAGGGTATTCGCAAAGGCGTCGCCGCAGCGCTGGCTGGCAATGCACGAGCTGTGGCCGCAGCAACGCCCGACAATCTGCCTGATCAGTCCGAGATCAAGGCCGACGAAATCACGAACATGGTGCTGACCAAGCAGGGTTATGTGGTCCCGGCAAAGTACGGCAGCTTTGCCGCTGACATCGTCCAGCACTGAGGCCGCTATGCTGCAACTGGCTTTTGAGAATCCAGCGGAGGTGATGCCCTCAATCCGCCCGCTGCTCGATCTCAACTGGGCCGAAACCGGGTTCGACTTCGGGTTTGACCCCGATATCAGCATGTACCAAACCCTGTTCGATCTTGGCAAGCTGTTTGCAGTAAGCGCCAAAGTTGATGGTGAGATCGTGGGCTACTGCACTGTGTGCGTTACGCCGCATCCTCACAACCCAGCAATTGTCATCGCTGCAAACGACGCGCTGTTTGTGCATCCGGATCACCGCTCTGGCTCAATTGGTGCCCGCCTGATTCGCTTTGCAGAGACTTGTGCGGCGGCCAAGGGGGCCTCGCGATTCCTGTGGCACTGCCGGGCAGGCACAAAGCTGGCCGAGGTCCTGGAGTCTCACGGATACGCCCCAGTGGACACGGTTGTTATGAAGGAGCTGCATCGTGGGCATTGAAACAGCTCTCCTCGTTGGCGGGCTTGCCGCTGGCGCCGCTCAGCAGCAGGACACTGCGCGCAAAACACGAAACGCGGCAAGCGACGCCCGTCGTGAGGCAGACATCCGCGCAAAAGAGGAAAAGGCGGCGGGCGAGGCTGCCGCGCTCAAAACTGAGGCGGACGCTGCGGCGGCGAGCAACACCCGCGCTCGCTTTATGAGGCAAACAATGCGGGCGAATAGCTTGCTCACCGGGGGCGGCGAGTCGCCAGCGCCCACCAGATCGACATTGGGTGTGTGATGAGCGAAGCGCTTGTTAAGCGGGTGCTAGATCGGCTGCCGATGCTGGTGAATGAGCGCCAGTTGCATGAGCAGGTCTGGGATGACTGCTACAAGTACACGCACCCACAGCGGGCCACTGGCTTGCAGTCTTCCACAGCGATGACCGCAAGCGAGCACCAGCGCGACAAAGCCAGGATCTACGACGACACCGCGGCTGACGCGGTGCGCACAGGGACGAGCACCTTTCTCGGGGCTGCTGTGCCGTCCAATGCGGTTTGGGCTGGCCTTGAAGTGGGTGGCGAGACCGACGAGGAATCGGTTTGGCTCGACAAAGCTTCGGAGTTTATCTGGAAAAACATCCACAGCAGCAACTTTGACGCTGAAGCCAGCGACGCGATGATCGATGAGTGGATCGCTGGGTGGTTCGTGCTGTACTTGGAAGAGCAGGACGGCGGCGGGTTCTACTTCGAGGCGTGGCCGGTCGGCCAGTGCTACATTGCCGCAAGCCGATCTGGCGGGATGGTCGACACGGTCTATCGTCGTTGGGAATACACGGTTGGCCAGTGCGTCGGTGTGTACGGGATTGACAATGTCTCCCCCCAAACGAGGGAGAAGTACCTTGACGGGAAGCTGGACGAAAAGGTTCAGATGGTGATGGCCATCGAGCCGCGCAATGTCGAAATCTCGGGTGACACATACGGTCGCCTGGCGACCAAGCTCCCATTCGCGCACTGCATCATTGAAGAGCGCAACAAGCACCTAGTCAAAGAATCCGGCTATCACGAGTTCCCGTGCATGTGCCCACGCTGGATGCGCCTTCCCGGTAGCGCCTATGCGACCGGGCCGGTGTCAGACTGCTTGCCGAGCATCCAGACACTCAACGAGATGACCAAGTGGACGCTGATGGGCGCAGAGACCGCCATCGCCCCGCCGCTTGTGGTCGCCGATGATGGGGTGCTCAACGCCCGCAACCTGAAGGTTGGCCCCCGCAAAGTCATCGTGGCGGACAGCACAGAGAGCATCAAGCCGCTGATCACCGGCGCTGACGTCAAGACCGGCATCATCATGGGTGAGGGGCTTCAGGCTCGCATCCGCAAGGTGCTGATTGCTGACCAGCTCCCACCTGCCGATGGGCCGACAAAAACCGCCTATGAGTGGTCCGTGCGTGTGCAGGCGGTGCGCGCAATGATGGGCCCCATGTTTGGTCGCCTGCAGGCTGAGTGGCTGCAGCCGCTGATTATGCGCAGCTTCGGCATTGTGTGGCGCGCAAATATTGCGAGCGGGTTCGCCCTTTTGGGGGAGCCGCCTAAGTCTTTGCTCAACCGCACACTGTCGATCAAGTACCTGAGCCCGCTGGCCCGCAGCCAAAAGATGTCAGAGGTTGATGCCATGGACCGCTTCGAGGCCGCGCTTGGAAACGCCGCCGCGTTGACGCAGGACACCAGCGTCATGGATGTCTACGACTGGGATGAGGCGCAGCGTGAACGCAGCTTGAAAATTGCGATCCCGCAAAAGCTCATCCGAGACAAAAGGGCGATTGAGCAGATTCGGGCCGAGCGGGCGCAGGCGGCTCAGCAGGCCCAGCAGCAAGCAATGCAGGCCCAGGGCCAGGCCGAGACACAGTCCGCCATGGCCAAGCGATTGACGAACACACCCTAGGAAACGCCATGGACCTTTTATCGAATCTCACCGGCAGCGGATATGTGGTCGACCCGCTAAGCCCAACCCTCACAAGCACGTGGGCCGGTCGGCCTACAACGGCAAGAGTTGGAGATGTCCGCCTGATGACCGACATCGGTGCTGCGCCTGGCACTTACATGATTTGGACCGGCTCTGTCTGGCGCCCGATCGGGCCATCGGTTTTTTACAACCAGTTCACAGAGGTCACGAAAACTGACGCAGACACGGCGTATCAAACGATCGCAAGCTTTGAAATGCCCGCGGCGCTGATGTCCCCAGGGATGTCGCTCACCGGTTGGATTATTGTGTCAGGCCCTGGGAATCGGGATGTGCGAGTTACGTGGGGTGGCGTTGTTTTGCTTGGGCAAGTTATCCCGTCCGGTTCTGTCGATTTCCGCGGCTTGATCGACATTATGGCCATCAGCTCTGGCGTGGCTTGCGGGTGGAATCCTGGCGGCGCTGGCGTTGTTGGTCAGCAGTCCGCCGCGTACACCTCCGGCGCTGTTGACCACAGCATCGCGCAGACCGTCAATATCGAGATGCGCTACAACACCGCTGGCGCTGGATCTCAAACAAGCACGGCAATGCTATTCAAGTTGCTGCTCGTGCCGTAAATGTGGGACCATTTGTCATGCGCAATGACGACAAACTG